ACGGCGACGAGAGGCAATTGCCTCTACGACCCGTCGACCGTAGACCCGGCGACACCAAGCTCTGGTAACAGGAGGAGCCATGCCCACCAAGAACGACAGTCAGCCCTGCGAGGACAAGCTCGAGGACGTCGACGACTCCGTCGAGGCCAACGAGGAGCAGGCCGACTTCGACGCCGAGGAGACCAACGCGAAGGAGACCGAGTAACCATGGCCGCAAGCTACAAGACCGTCAGCGCCAAGCTCGGCAACGTCCAGCCTGCGACCCGATCGATCTCCGAGGAGATCTTCAACGCCGCCAAGGCGGCCGGTCACGAGATCTGGTACATGTGGGGTATGGGCTCCAGCTCGGAGCACGCCACCGGCCGAGCCCTCGACCTCATGGTCCGCAACGAGGCGGCGGGCGACTGGATCCGGAACTACATCTGGACCAACCGCAAGCGGCTGCGTCTCCAGCACGTGATCTGGGAACAGCACATCACCTCGACCGTCACCTCTCCGGGCGTCCGTCGCAAGATGGCAGACCGCGGCAGCGTGACCGAGAACCACTACGACCACGTGCACGTCCTGTTCTTCGCGGGCAGCTACCAGAAGCCCTCCACCGGCAGCGGTTCGGGCTCGGGCAGCACCACCCCGACGAAGAAGTCAGTCACCGAGGTCGCCAAGGAGATCGTCGCGGGCAAGGGTGGCTGGGGCAACAACCCTCTCCGAGCTCAGCGCCTCACCGAGGCCGGGTACGAGCCGTCCGCCGTTCAGCTCGAGGTCGAGAAGCTGATGGGCAAGGAGGCTCCGCCCCGGAAGTCGATCAGTCAGATCGCCAGCGAGGTCATCGCGGGCAAGTGGGACGACGGCGCCGACCGCAAGCGCAAGCTCGAGGACGCGGGGTACAACTACGCCGCCGTTCAGAAGGAGGTCAACCGCCTCCTCACCCCCAAGGGCGACCGCAAGCCCAAGCTGACGATCGCTCAGCTCGCGACCCAGGTCATCAACGGTGACTGGGGTACGGGCGACGACCGCAAGAGCAGGCTGACCCGTGCCGGTCACAACTACAACGCCGTCCAGGCCGAGGTCAACCGCCGCCTCCGCTGAAACCGTCAAAATGAGAGGAGGTGTCCCACGTGGAACCGAGCATACTCAAGAGCACTAAGAAGATTCTCGGTGTGGGTGAGGCTGACACATCGTTCGATGTCGACATCGCGCTTCACATCAACTCCGTGCTCTCCGTGCTCACCCAAGTTGGGATCGGACCCGCCAACGGTTATTCGATCGAAGACGACACGGCCACGTGGGACGCCTTCATCGGTACCGATCCCCGGCTCAATCTAGTCAAGACGTATCTCTACTTGAAGGTGCGTCTCCTGTTCGACCCGCCGGGGACTTCGTACGCGATCGATGCGATGGAGAAGCAGATCGCCGAGTTCGAATGGCGTCTGAATGTCATGAGGGAGGAGGAATCATGGGTCGACCCGACCGTACCGGTGGATCCCGTAGTCTGACGCACTACGGCATCAAGGGTATGAAGTGGGGTGTTCGTCGTAGTGACGCCCAACTTGCTCGTACCCAGTCGGCTCCCAAGCCCACGCTGTCGGAAGACGCCAGGACGGCCAACCGACTGCACAACAAGATCGAGACCAAGGGTACGGGTTCACTCAGCAACCAGGAGATGCGGCAATTCCTGGAACGCATGAACCTGGAGCGGCAGTACTCCCAGATGATGTCCAGCCCTCCGGGGAAGTCGGCTGCCGACCGAGGACACGATCAGGTCAAGAAGTATCTCGCCTACGGCCAGACCTATGCGAACGTACGCAAGTTCCTGGACACACCCGCCGGAGAATCCATCAAGACCGGGATGAAGGCTGCTGCCGCCGCTGGCTTCGGCTATGCAACCGGAGGTGCAGGTCCTGCCGCTGCCGCTGGTGCTGGGGTTGTCGTCCGTCGTATGACTCGGTAGTAGAAGGGAGGGCTGACGATGGCTCTGTCCAACACAGCGGTCCCGTATTACTACGGTCTGTTCCGTGCCGCGGTGTTGCGTGGCGATATTCCTGTCAACCGAGAAGTCTCCTTGGAGATGAACCGGATCGACGCACTCATCGCCAACCCCAACATCTACTACGACTCGGATCCGGTCGAGGGTTTTGTCCTCTACTGCGAAAAGGAGCTCACGCTTACCGACGGCAGTGACCTCCATCTGCTCGACACGTTCAAACTGTGGGCCGAGCAGATTTTCTGTTGGTACTACTTCGTCAACCGGAGTGTCTACGATCCGGAATCAGGCAAGTATGCCGACAAGGTGATCAAGAAGCGGCTGACGACCAAGCAGTACCTCATCGTGGCTCGAGGTGCAGCTAAGTCGCTCTACGAATCGTGTCTACAGAGTTATTTCCTGAACGTAGACACTTCGACAACGCACCAGATCACAACAGCTCCGACCATGAAGCAGGCCGAAGAGGTCATGCAACCGATCCGTACTGCGATCACTCGGAGCCGTGGCCCTCTGTTCTCATTTCTGACCGAGGGATCTCTTCAGAACACAACTGGTTCCAAGGCCAACCGAGTCAAGCTGGCTGCCACCAAGAAGGGTATCGAAAACTTCCTTACGGGATCGATGCTCGAGGTCCGGCCAATGACTATCAACAAGCTCCAAGGCCTCCGAACCAAGGTAGCAACGGTTGACGAATGGCTGTCTGGCGATCTCCGAGAGGATGTCATCGGCGCCATCGAACAGGGTGCCTCCAAGCTCGACGACTACCTCATCGTGGCCGTCAGTTCAGAAGGAACTGTACGTAACGGAAGCGGCGACACCATCAAGCTGGAGCTCGCCGATATTCTCAAAGGTGAGTACCAAGCACCTCACATCTCGATCTGGCATTACAAGCTGGACGAGTTGGAGGAAGTTGGTAATCCGGCGATGTGGCCCAAAGCCAATCCCAATCTCGGGAAGACCGTCACGTATGACACCTATCAACTGGATGTTGAACGAGCCGAAAAGGCACCCGCTTCCCGGAATGACATTTTGGCGAAGCGTTTCGGGATTCCGATGGAGGGCTATACGTACTTCTTCACTTACGAGGAGACGTTGCCTCATCCTTATCGGGAATTCTGGTCGATGCCTTGTTCTCTTGGCGCCGACCTTTCCCAAGGTGACGACTTTTGTGCGTTCACATTCCTCTTTCCGCTGCCAGGTGGGAAATTCGGAGTAAAGACCCGAAGCTACATCACGTCTCTTACGTTGATGAAGCTTCCCGGGGCTATGCGTCAGAAGTACAACGACTTCATCAACGAGGGGAGCCTTCACATTTTCGAAGGCACCATTCTCGACATGATGGAAGTCTATGATGACCTGGATGCCCATATCCAGGAATGTGGCTATGACGTGCGCGCATTTGGTTTCGACCCCTACAACGCAAAGGAGTTTGTAGCCCGTTGGGAGGCAGAGAACGGGCCGTACGGGATCGAAAAGGTTATTCAGGGGGCGAGAACTGAGTCTGTCCCGCTTGGGGAACTCAAGACTCTTAGTGGCCAACGTTTGCTCATTTTTGATCAGGCTCTCATGACCTTTGCCATGGGTAACTCCATCACATTGGAGGACACCAATGGCAACCGGAAGCTTCTCAAGAAGCGTCAAGAAGGAAAGATCGACAACGTCGCTGCTTTGATGGACGCATTCGTAGCGTTCAAGCTCAACAAGGAGCAATTCGAGTGAGCCCTGAAAGGGGGTAACAGCCATGGGCAAGGAACTGACCCACTACGGTGTCAAGGGCATGAAGTGGGGCGTCCGCAAGGGTCGCACCGGCGATCTCCATCTCCGAGCGATGCGAAACGAACGTGTCGCCGCGGGCAAGGGGTCACTCGTCGACAAGGCAGTGACGCTCGGTGGTTCGAGTACTGCGAGACTCATCACGTCTGGCGGTCTGAAGGGCGAAGCCGCCCGTCGTGCCGCCGACAAGCGTGGTCAGATCGAACGTCTCGCCACGGGTAAGGCCAAGGCTACGGACATCATCCGGGCTTACGGGACGATCAGCGTCTCGAGCCTTGCACTCTCCGGCCACAAGAAGTCGGACTTCGACATCCGAGACCGTGGGGTCTGAGAGATGAGCGAACTGACTCACTACGGCGTCAAGGGCATGAAGTGGGGTGTCCGTCGGGCCGAACTCAACGCGCCCAACGCCGGTTACACCGATCGAACGCGGTCTCAGGATGCCAAGCTTTACGGCAAGCGGACCGCCAAGAAGATCAACCGGCGCATGAACCGGAAAGGCGAGAACCATGCCACTGCGAAGAGCAGGGTGCAGTAGCCGAAGCCCTGCCACTGGC